TTCTTGCTCAGTCATGTCCAATTCCAATGCTTTCTGCTGAAGTTTCTGGACATAGTCAGGGCCCAGGGTCTTCTGCAGCTCCCGTCTTGCGAACTGCATGTTCGAAGCTTGGAGTGCTTCTTGTTGCTTTATTGTGAGTTTGCGTTCGATAAGTTTATCGATTGCATCCTCGGTTAGTTTCGGATCCTCATCCCTTGAGCTCAGACCCAGGTCCGGGTCGTTGCTGCTAGCTGATCGAGTCTCGGCCAAACGGTCGAGTAAGTCCTCATAGTTTAGTCTACTGTCTACTTCCCTTCGGAGGTTTGCATTCTCGCCTTCAATCTTAGCGATGTGTGCATCCGCGTGAGCTGCTTTATTAAGGAGGGCTTCTGTATCGATTGAACCATCCTCTTTTAGGAACCGCTGCTTCACTTCGTCGACAGGCGGCTTGGTCTCGCCATCAAATAGGTCTTTATTCATGTGTTACTAGTTCCTGTATTCGTTTGAGGGTGTACTTTCTACCATTCATGTGGGCTTGCTTAACTGCCCAGTTATCCTGCTCTGGATCGATATCTGCGAACTTGTCTTGCCTGAATACTATGTTCAGAAAGACTTTAGTAACCGGATCCTGGAGCCATGCCAGCACCGCCTTCTGGCGGTCCTCCTTGTGCTCCTGATCCTTGCAGTCCTGTATCCATTGGGTCTTCAATGCCATAATCACTGTCCGTTCCAATGCCAGATGGCGTGGTCGCCTGCATCTGGGCTTGTTCATTAGCTACTTGAGTAAGAGCTTGCATCTCCGAAGTCTCTGCAATACGAATGTAGGGAGATACAAGATTGTAGTCTGAGATATCCAAGAGAGCCTCGAACATCTCTGCAATCTTCTTTCCAGAGAAGTGGGTTAAGACCATTACATCCTGACCAACTGCCGAAGAGAAGAAAGAATTTAGATCTTGAGTCAACTGTGCTTGCTCAGCAAAATGGCGTGCAGCCATGGGGCGGATCCTGCCATTACCCGTTATATCCTCGGGAGTAAGTGTCTTGAAAGTTGCGACCTTAAACTCAGAGTCGAAGATCCGAATGACAGTATCATCCATGTTACGCCGAGATAGCTCCAGCATTCCATTAAGGACTTGTTCTAGGAGGTTCATCTCGAACTGAGCAATCTTGTTCTGGAAAATACGAGAGGCGGCGTTCTCTAGCCGCTGTACTTCGTACTTAGTTTTTTCACCGGGGGTACGGAACCCCATCGCTTCTTTCGGAGAGCCAGCCATCTCTTCCATTTTTTGTTCGAGAACAGCGATCTCGGTGTTCGCTTGGAGGGCACCGACGTCGGGTGCCAAGAGTTCGACATCTCCATCATCCCCTATGAAGATCTTTTCGCCTGGGGACCAATCAAAGTCCTCGACGTAGCCTTTAACCTTGAATACCGGGAATCGTGTGAGATCCCAGGTATCCGCTTTCATGTTTTCGAGATGGTCAATCCTATACTGTAGGCCAACCAAATTATCGAGAGGACCCATAGCCCATAGATTGTCAGGGCGCATACGCCAACCAACATGGTAGATAGGCGCGTGTCCGAAGAAAGAAGGGTTGTCAACTTGCGATAGAATCTTGTGCCTATCGATGACCTTAATGATCTGGTTACGCTTGAGCTCTCCAGTAGCTTGTATGTAGAGGTCACCATAGAAGGTAAGAATCTCAATGTTATTGGTGAGAAGATAATTGCGGTAGGAATTAAATCCAGAGATGTCATAGATGGCATCCTTGGTTGTCATCTCTCCAGGATACTCCTGGGCATGCCTACGTGTCTCTACTAGGTATGCGTAGAGTTTCTTCGCTTCCGCCTTGTTAACGCCTGTATCGCGTTCCAACAGGTCCTTGACTTCTCCAATTGAAATGATTGATCGTACGATCTTAGGCGATTCAATAAATGCAGGTGCCGTGGGGTCGAAAACAATATCCAACGGACTAATGCGGCGAAGCCGTGGCCCGACGTATCCGACTTGTACTCTTCCATCTGTATCGACTGAAGTTCTTTTATCGTTCCACTCTGGCATTGCAAAGCAATTGCCGTAATCAATGTAGTCCAAGACCAGTTTAGCTACCTCAAAGTAGAACTCTGGGTGCTCTACTACCCAAGACATGTAAGCCTCTATGGCTTTGGATTTGTCTTGGTCTTCTTGGGCGTTTCCTTGCCATACGATGTTCTTACGCCTAGGAAACATGGTCGCCATGTAATTGGCGAAGAGGTTGTCTCGAATTTGGCAAAGCTTGGGAATTGTAGTCTTATTGGACCAAGGGAGCATTGCATTCGAGGTCTTGGTTGTATCTGTGGCGAAGACATATCGTTGGATCTCCTCTCGGTCCGTGATCCACTGTTGTCTAAAGCTATTCCACTCTAGATACTGTCGAGAAATATGACAGGCTATGTCGTCTGGAGTAAGATACTCTTCTAGGTTCAATACTGTAGACATTAGACGACACCGCCAAATCTAGGATGAATGGGAGCTGTTTTTACTTGCATCTTGTTTTTTTCTACGAGCGCTTTGAACGAAGGAGGCTGAACAATTTCCACGGCTGACGCAAGAGCGTCTTTAAGGTCATCGTGGGCTGGTTTTTGTTGGATGAGTTCTTCCTCAAGGAGGCTGCAATTGCCTCCAGAGTAGTGCCACATTTGACGATTTTGATACCGCGATTGAAGTACATTACCCATCCATTCCTCTTTGTTCCGAAGTGGTCTATGTTCATCAATGCTAAGAGCAAGACCGTGGACTCGGATATAGTTCTCTTTCAAATCCTTGACGATTACTTCTTGCGCAGCCGTAACCTCAGCCCTAAGCTTTTTGAATCCCCATTTGTGGTGGAGACGGAGGATTCGGTCGAAGTACTCGGAGATTTGGTTGGTTCTGAATCGCTCGATGTCGAGGACGTAGTAGTTGTGGGAGGAATCGACTCCGACGACTGCGATTGCCGAGTAGTCAGCTTTTTTATTAAGAGAGTAAGCAAAATCCACAGCAGCCGCAAGATTGAGCCGAGAATTTTTATAATACCACTGCCCGCCTTCTTGGCGAACGTGAGAAGGGTTGTAGTATTGCATCCACTCCGGCTTAATAGCGCTTTCAGAGAGGTCATTAGGGTTGTTATAGTACTGCGCACGAAACTTAGTAATGTCCGCATATTGTGCCTTCTTTTTAGCTAATTCGGCAATGTCGAAGCCGAAAGGTTTACCATCGTATCTTAGTGTCTTGGGCCAGAGGAAGTTTCCACTTCCATCGCCCCTGTCCTCTACTTGTCGTTCGAAATGTTCGTAGAGGTTATAACTTTCTACGATGTCCCCTTCATCATCGCGGATTTCTACTACTTGATTAACCAAATCGAAGTACAGATCCTTAGGGTGATAGCGAGTGCCAACAACCCAGGTACGAGAACCAGTACCCGCGATAGAAGCCAGGTATGAAACCTGGTTACGGACCTTTTCTCGTCCTTCCTCAGAGTATGCTGTGTCATCGACTACAACGTCGTCCAAGACAGCGATATCGCAGTGAAGACCCACGATATTGGTTGTAAGTCCTGCAGTAAAGATAGTTGGGTCACGAATGGCCTCTTTCTTTCGAAGCGGGTGATCAATCGCGATCTCAGACTCTGTCCACTTCTCTCGTTTACCTTCGTCCTTGTTGACCATGTCTGGCCAATAACGAGAATAGATATCGCTAGTGATGATATCCTTGATAAACTTAAGCTGCTTGTAAGCTAGGTTAGCTGTTGAGGAAATATAGAGAACTCTCAACGTAGGATTCTTAGTAATCTCCCAGGCAACTCGATACGCGACAAGAGCTGACTTCTGGTGGTCTCTGGGGAGTAGAACTAGCTGGTGACTACTGGCTTTGTCCCGTGTCCACCACCGAATTAGATCCAGATGTACCTGCCCCAGCATTCTCCCCGGGGCTACCAGCTTGATGAACGCTTCCAAGTCCGCTTCCGCTAGGAGACGGGCTCGGTTTATTAACTCCGAGCGTTGCTTCTGTGGTTTGGTGTCTGAGTGCATTTAGATCCCGTGTCAACTTCATTACTTGCAGTTCTAGGTTGGCTCTTTGGTCAATCAGAGCCTTGATGTAATCAACAAGTGATTCTTGGTCCATTCATATACTCCTTAGCCATAAACTACCGTGATATCCATAGCTGCAACAGCAGTTACGATAGTTAGACCTGTTACAAATTTAACACCAAAGTGTAGAGTCTTAGGAATTGCGTCTCCACATGTGATTGTTGCGATAATAGTGCCTGAAGCAGCTGTATTATCGTAAATGGTAATGGTACCTGTTGCGGCACCCTTGTTAATCTGGATCTTATCTAGAAATCCGTTACCACCCTTGACCACAGTAGTGGTAGGGGCAGCAAGAGTGATGTTTAGATAACCAGCGTTCTCACTACGTAACATTAGTACCCCATCCTGCGCTTAGATTTCTTCTTTTTCTTACGCTTATTGTATTGTAGCATCATTTTGCGATATCCTCTCTAGGTCAGCTTGGATATCTGCATCCAAGAATGCCTCTTCCTTGAGTTTTCTCTCTACTTCCAGCTTCGAAGGTCTTCCTCTGCGATTGGGTTCCGT